GTATCCTCACCGGCATCAACATCTTCGGCCAAAACGGCTTCCGGTGTATCGGTGCAGATTGTGTAAGTACCTGAATCGCTTACTTGCAAAACGGTGCCACGCGTAAATTGACCGCCTGTAATCGTGGCCAGCACCGATACGCGCGGAAACTCACCTGCCAGCAAATTATCGGCTCTGGTTTCGCCTTGATCCGTAAATCCTTGAACTGTCATCGGCTTAATCTCCTACAATATGTGAGGCTATCCGACTGGCAACGGCCTCAACGGTTTCTTCAGCTTCTTCTTGAGCCGGCTGGATGTTCGGATTTTTAAGCTCCGCCATAGCCGCCTCAAAGGCATTTTGTTTGGCATTCGGGATCGTATCCAAAATGCTTAAGATATTGGCTGCCGACAGATCCGTCATTGCCAACAGAGCTTGTGCCGTCGTTTCTTTACCGTGGCTGGTTTCAGAGGCAAAAACATCAGCCATTCGCTTGCGCTCGGCGGTTTTAATCTCCTCCGCACTAACTTGATTTTGTTCATTCATGAATGTTTTCTCCATACTAAGGCTTGTAATAATATCTTCAAACGAAGACAGACCGTCCGCCAAGCCGTTACGAACAGCCGAAGAACCTACAAAAACATCACCCTGACCAAAGTTTTGCACCACATCTGCCGCCGCTATGCCCCGATTGCGTGCTACTTTGGAGATAAACACCTCGGCTAGCTCATCAACGCGGGCCTGTATATGGGCGCGCCCCTCTTTGGTGTTGATGTCGGGGCGTTTGTTCGGGCTTTGTGATGAAACAATCTCTACGGTTTTGCCGTCATCTGCGTTTTCAAAAATGCTGACCACCCCGATTGACCCTAAAACCGCCGTATCGGCAGCTAAAATCTTGTCACAGCTTGAAGCAATCCAATAGGCTCCCGAACAGCACGAGCCAGACGCATAGGCGATAATCGGCTTTGAGCCTCGGGCCTTAAAAATCATATCCGAGATCTCCGAACAGCCGTTGACTTCGCCTCCGGGGCTATCAACATCCAACAAAACTGCTTTAATTTGAGTGTCTTGCAGAGCTTTATTAAAGTCTTGTGCTAAAATCTCATACGATGTGGCTCCGCAAATTCTGGTCATAAGGTTCGCATACCGAAAGAGCGGCCCCGCTACCTTGATAACGGCAACGCCGTCTCTGAACGAAACGGCGTTTGTGTTCTTCATATCCCGCCCCATTTCTTTGGCTATGGCCTCGGGGCTTTTTCTGGTTTCGTAGGCTATTTCTGCCATGGTTTCCATCATCTCGGGCGTTATGGCCCAAATCGTCTTTTGCATAAATCTCATATTTCCCCTTTCTTTTAGGCATAAAAAATGCCCTCGCTTTCACGAAGGCTAATGTAAAAGTAATGTTATCTGATGTTATTTTTTTAACTCATAAGATACACCTCTTGTCGTTCCGAATTTTGTTAAAAATCCTTTTTTGACCAATCCCTGGACGGCTTTTCTAACGGTTTCGGTATTTTTGGCGGTCTTTTGAATGATTTCAGACATACTCAACCGGTTAGCATCCTTAAACAAATCTAATATTTCAAGAGATGTAGAAGATAAATTATTGGGGTCTGTATTTGTTTTTTGTAATTTTGCTATCTTATCTTCCAATGCTCTTTTTTGTTTTTGTAATGATGTAACAAAGAATGACAACCAGGGTTCATAATCTACTTTTTCGCTCCAAATCGTTCTTTGAGTCTTTCTCAAGGCACGATAATAGGCATCCTTACTGGCTTCTATAATAGATTCCATTGATGTATACGGCATATAAGTATATTGACTTTTTAACATCAAAAATACTGTTAATGCTCTGGACATTCTACCGTTTCCATCCGTAAACGGGTGAATTGATAAAAAATGTACAATGAATACACCTATCGTAATAATCGGGTGAAAAAACTTATCGGCAAAAGTAGCGTTCGTCCACTCTAACAGTTCTTTCATAAGTCTTGGCGTATCAAACGGCGTAGCCGTTTCAAAGATTGTACCTATTTCATTTCCGTTTGCATCATACGCCGCAACCCTGTTAGAATCCGTTTTATATTCTCCACGATGACGTTCATCTTTAGAAGAATATTTCAAAAGGATTTGATGTAGCTGCTTTATGTAATTTTCCGTTAACGGAATATCCTCATAATTTTCAAAAATTGTATTGATCAAATCCGAGTATCCGGCAACTTCTTCCTCATCTCTGGAAGAAAAAGATTTTTTGTTTATGTGACTAAACAACTCCTCAATTTCTTCGTCACTCATTTTGTTGCCTTCAATTCTGTTTGAAGAACCAACAGATTCGATTGTTGCAACTCGTTTCATTACTTTTAATTCTGCAGGCGTTAATTTTAGTGCATCAGATTTCCAAGATCCCATAAACGTATCTATTTCTGAAATTTTATTTAACATATCCGAAGTAATGATAATATCTTTATTTCTGATCATTTGGTATCCTTTCATTTTCCCAGATATTACCAGATATTACCAGAAAGTCAATATAAATTACCAGATATTACCAAATACTCTAGGATGAATTACCGGATACTTCTTCGGTTTCTTCGTCCGGCTTGGTGGTTTGTTCCTTATTTTCGTTTAAGGATAAGCCAAGCTCTTGCAATTTCTTTTGCTCTTTAACCCGCTGTTCAATAACTTCTTCCCAATCCAAACCCTGACTGGCACATTCTTCTTCCAACGTAGAAAGCCCAATCTCCATACGCAGTTGGCAGGCTTGCGCCTCTTTGACCGGATCAACCCAACCGCGACCGGGGCCAATCCACTTACATCTGGTGTAGGCATAGCGGTTTTGATAAAAATCCGGTGCATCAATCAAGCCCTTGTTGACGGCTTCTTCCAGCCACAATTCATAAACCGGTGTGGCCCAGCTGTTGGCAAGCCATGTCCTTCGGCCGTTGAAAAACCGCCAAGCCTCCAGCAACGCTGCCCGAGCAGACGAATAATTGGTTTTGGAAAAGTCTTTTAACAGCAATTCATACGGAATATTTAAGCCCGTCCCTATGTGTCGCAGCACGTTTTCAATAAAACTACCGTAGGCGGAATTGGGCCGACTTGGTGTAAACGGCGCAATTTTATCGCCCGGGAAGATCGGTATAATGGACCCGCCCTCCAATTTGACTTTCCAATCTTTTTTAGCGTTCAGATAGTCGTTACTGTCCCCGCCGAACAGTTCGTTCAGCCCCTCAGCATCCATCGGTGTTTCAATAAAAGCCGCAATCATGGCATTAACAATCGCCGCTTGCAGTTCGCTACGCTCATAATGGTCCAACATTTTAAACATCGGCATAATGGACGTCAAAATCGGCTTACCTCTATGCTGTCCGATACGCTCAATATCATGGATATGCAACACCCGCCGTCTGCCGAAATCGGTATAGGCCGGAATACGTTCCCAAGTATCAAGCGCACCGCCAATCCAATAATCTCCGGGGTGGTTTTGGCGAATATGATACGCCACCGGCGCACCGTAACGATCAATTTCAATACCGCTCCGCAAAGTTTTACTGTCCGTTGCACTATTAGGATTAGACAGTCTGTCCGGCTCAATCAGCTGGATACAGGTGTGAAACGGCCGATCTTTCAGCCACAAAGGCAAGGCCAGAGCTTCGCCGTTAATCAGACACGATTTGAACACCAGCGTGGTCAGCCCGCTAAAATTAAGCGTTTTAGCCGCATCACAAGCGTTTGTTTCCGCCCAGCTCCGCCACAGACCTTCAACTTTGGCCTGCCATTGTTCTTCCCATTCTTTGGTTTTACCGAGGAGTTTATAATCCGGTTTCGCCGACAGTCTCAGCCCGACCCCGACAATGTTGTCATTTAAGGTTTGAATGGCACCGCTCGCGACACCATGATTACGCGCCAAATCCCGAGAACGCGAAACAATCGTTGCTAGCTCCGGCAATAAATCATTATCGGCCGAGCCTTTGACAGGTTGCCATGACGCAAGCTCCCTTGCTGCCGTTGATGCTGAACTGTGTGCTGTATCTGTCATTGTTTATTCCATACGTTCCTAAAATTTTACTTTTATAATTCTGCGTTTGGCATACGGCGTGCCTTCAGCTGCGGCAAGCTGGGCTTTAAGCTCGGCAATATAGGCTTCCAGGGCCGTTCGGCTCGCTTGATTATAGCTCACCGAGCCGAAGTTTCCGACATTAACGCTGACTTCTTTGGCCCCGATCAGGAGCTTGTGATAAGCTTCTTCCGCCTCGGCGAGCCTTGTTTTGATGGTTTCCACATTCATTTTTACCTCATTTTGCTTAATCTACAGCCATGGATCATCAACTTTGGTCGGCTGCATTTGAATAAATCTCTGCGGTTTTGGGGCGTGATGCCGTTCACTTGCCAACGGAATAAGTGCCTCCAACTCTTGCCAACTACGCTCGCTCATCCGGTCAAGTCCGTAAATGGCGGCTGCTGCTCGGGCATACACCCGACAGTCCAGAGCTTCGTTTCGGCGGGTTGGATCCTTTTCCCAAACGGCCTTTGGGTAACCATTGCTGATCTTAATCACTTGACGCTCCGCGGTCAGCTGTTTGAAGTATTCTTCGGCATATTCCGGAAAATGACACCACCCGAATGGTGAGGCTTCTTCGCCGACACGCTCCATTTTCAGCCAGCGATAAAGCTCGGTTTTAATCACCGGTCCGGAAACATTCCAAACTTTTAAGCCTTTTTTCTTGGTGTCGGCCTTAGAGGTGGAGAGGATCATGGCTGTATTGCGACTTTGTCCTTTGATCGCCACAACCGTATGCGGCTGACTTGCCCGCGCACCGGATCCTCCCCAAACCGCTTGCGTGTAGTCTTTGACAAAGCCGTAAACGTCTTGTGTCGCGTAACCTGAATCCACGCACATGACGCGGATCGGCATTGTCATTCCACTCGCATGCGGATAGTCCTTAAATAAAACGGCTTGCAGCTTTTTCCAAACATCAGGCCTTGCCGTATCACCGTCTAGTACAAAATATTCTACCGACCAACTCTGTTTTTGCCGTCCCCAAGCCACAACTTCGCACTCAATGCGGTCTTTTTGAATATCTACACCGGCCGTCAAGAACAATCCACCAGACGGAACCGTACCGATTTTATACGCTTCTCGCTTTTCATACAGGCGTTGCCACTCCGGCGCATCATTTTCCGCTTCATAGGTTTCACCCAAAATCGTATTGCGAAATCCTTGGACCAAACTCGGATTTTTCTTGCTCCGCTCGTAGATGTCCACACATTCTTTCCAGCTCAGCCAGCCAATCGGCGAATACAGCGAGGACAAATGAAATCCGGCCGTAATGCCGTCACTCGGTGCCGTTGCCTGCCAACAACCGTTTGCCAGCATCTCGGTTTTATAATGCTCGCCAATCAACCGATGACAATGAATGCACTCATATTGCACACTGTTGCCAACCGGCCGTATCTGCTCCCATTCCAGCTTTTGCAAACCGCCGCAAAACGGACAAGGCACAAAATAGTAACGCTGATCCGAGTTTGCAAACTCCCGCTCAATATTAGACAGGCCCTTAATTGTCGGCGTGGAAACCAG